CAGTGCTAAAGGCCATATCAAATACAGAGTCTCTAGCATATCCAGTAGTAAAGGGAATCCTATAAAAAGCTATCTCAGAAGGCAGCGTTTGTCCGTCAAACCTTTCGTAACCATCTACCCTTCTATACCTGCCTCTAATATCTATCTCAAAATTATCTGCAGCTACTAATTCCCCCGGCTCAAGAGAAAGAGAGGGGTCAACCATATTAACTCCCCCCTCAAAAGGGAAGTATGTAGATTCGAGTCGACTTGATCGAACATCTCTATTTCTTAATTTGCTCATTCAGGACGCACCACAAAATTAAACATGTCTTGCGCGGAAGAGAATCTTCTATTCTTTTGTCTTGGAAGTTGATCAGCTTCCAATTGATTTAATAAATCTTCAAATTCTGATAAAGACCCTACCATTATTTCAGGAGCATCTTCATTTTCAGCATAGTACATCTTTGCTCTGGAGATGATAATTTTATGAAACCTAGATGGAATAGCGGATGTATTAGAATCTGCTGTTGTTTCCCCATCCAAGATGGTACTCATTACAACTGGAGTTCTCCAGTATTCAGCAGAAACCGTTGTAGCTGCATTAGGGGTTGGATATAAATCCAAATCTCCATTAGGTTTTGTAGAGAATACTTCTGGAACATCAGAATCAATTGTCCCATATTTATACATTTCTCTATATTCGTTCCAAGCCATATAATCTAAAATCTGATAACTCTCAGATGTCTTGTCCCAAACAAGAGAATCTAATTTCCAGTTTCCCAACGGGCCAATAGTAGATGTTCCCGGAAAACCTGTATTGCTAGATGAAAGAGTGGAGGTTCCACTTGTAGCAGTAATGTCTGCCTCAGACCATAAGAAGTCCCAATCAAACCATCTGCTCTGAATATCCTGATCAGCTTGATTTATATAACGGACAACAGAGGTTTCCTCTTCTGACAAATCTGTAGTAACTGTTGTAGACGGACCTGTTCCGGGGATACCTACATCCCTCGCCATATTTTGGCATAAAACTAAAAACGTACTCATTTAAGATTATCCAAAATAGCTTTAGCTACATTTTCTGGTTTAATATGTACAGCACACATAGCCCCTCCGGTTTCTTCATCTCTATAACATGTGTCAAATCCATAATGCATTTTATGGCACGGGAAACAAAAATTCTCATATAAGTCTGGCCCCAATGTCGTCGTATTTTTCCAATGCTTAGAAAGATTCTCTTTAGATGAGTGCGAAAGCATTACAACCTTATGGCAATCAAGAGTTGAGGCTGCATTAAGAACCCCTGTTTCTGGACCAACCACAGCATCGCACTGATCCAAAAATGCTAATGTTTTTCTAATGGACCATTTCCCAGATTTGGTTATAACTCTTGGTTCGTTTTCCCATCCAGCCTCAAGAAGCTGACATAAATCATCCCCTATCGTAACAAAGGAAATATCTTTTCTTTTTATAAGAACCTGCGCGATAACCAAATCTACCCACGGATACACTTTATGAACAGACGATCCAGCTAATGCCCAAAGAACAATCTTATTTGACCCTATTTTTTTTCTAACTGTCTTTGCCCACTGCTTCTCCTTCTTAGTTGGATAAAACTTTGGACAAAACTTATACGGAATAGGAAGTGGTTTTGAAAATGAATCTCCTATAAGAAACGGAACACTACCTAGATCATGAGTTCTCTCCATGTAGTTAACATTGCACTCTTTATGCAACTCTTCCTTACTCAAGGAAAATCTTGGACTAGCGGGTACTAATTTTTGCTCACCCTCGATCATCTCTGTTCTAGCAGGAGTAACAAGAAGAGAGCCTTCTATAGATTCACATAATTGTACAAAATGGTGAAAGCATTTAGCCAGTCTTCCCCAATACTCTGTTAGACAATTATTGGGAACCTGATCTGTTTCTTGAAAAAGAATCTCGTCGATATATGGATTGCTTTTAATAACATCATAACCACGGTCGCTTACATTTAAGCATACCCTATAACCCTGCTCCTTAAACAAAGGAAACAGGGAGGATACCTGAATCATATCTCCGAATCCACCATAGCGAACAATGCATACAGTCTTCTCAGAGCGCCTACCCCCCATATCCTGTGGGGTTAATTCGTCCCATTCCTTGGACGGCAGGGTAATTAATTTCAAATCAGAATTCTAAGTTCCAAGAACCAACCATATTGCCCTCAACATTTACCATGTTATTAGAACGCTTCTGCGCTCTCATAAATTCTTCAGTTCTTTCATCTGACATTTCTGCCATTGTGTAGTATCCGCGTCCGGCTGCGGTAGAGTGACCATACGCTTCTTTAGGGGAAGTTGGCTTCTCTCTACCAAATACATAAGCCGTTACTTCATTAATTGATCTAGCCATAATTCCTCCGAAAGGATTGGGGGGCGAATGCCCCCCGTTCCCATTTGATTAGTCAAAAGAAAATTTACCACGCGGGGTGGAAATAGACTTATGAACAACTCCCATTGGCATCTGGTTCGGACCGTGAGAAGCGAGAGCAAGAGACGCTAAAGTCTCTTTGCTAACATCTTCTAACGATGACAAACCATTAGCCGGGATTTTACCGCTTGCGGTATGTTTTGCAGCCATAATAAACCTCCTTAATACCATTCAACTTGGACATACGCATTGCCTTTGCCAGCAGCAGTTCCTGCATCAACACACTGAGTATAAGTTACTTGTATCTGTGTGTCGGCTGGAAGCGCTTCTACTAAAACAGCGTTACTGTCGTCTTGAGCATTAAAGCACATACTAATCGCGGTAGCCTCAGTAATATTCAACTTGCCATAGTAATCAGCATCAGAACCAGTGCCGACGTTAACAGCACCTTCTACCTGATCACATTCAAAAGCTTCAGTTGTATGCACACCAATGTTTTTCAAACTGCCCTTTTTACCACTAGGGCCTTTAAAACTCCATGTTGTGCCAGTGCCAGCACCGAAATCAGTTACTGCAGCATCTTGATATACCACATCAACAGGATTTGAATAACTCATAATAATCCTCCTTTAAGCTGCGCTATCCCAGATCACAATGCGATTCTGGGCTGCTTGTGTGTGAACGATACCGAAACCACCTAAGTAGTACCAAGCGATACCACGATCCCTTCCGTAATCACCGGGAATTTTCCCTCTGATCTCTTCTGGAACCGCAACCGCTTCGGCTACAGTATCTTCTCCAAAGAATACTACCCAGTCAGACAAACCATTCGTCCAAGCAGTAGCAGCAGTACCAATGCTACCCTTGGCTTTAAAGGTTTGTTCAACAAAGCGTACTCCATCGTACCGACCAATTTCCCCATTCATGATCATACGAAAACCCTGATCAACATACTGCTTGATGGATTCAATATCATCTTTGAATGCTCGGAAAGTTGTAGGCCATGCAATCGCATAATAATCATCGCCAGTATAAGCGGGAATATTACGTTCTTTCATGACATCGACAATTGACTTCACATGATTATTGCTAAGAGCAAGAGTATTTGTGATAGTGCAAACGCTATTGGTCGTCAACGTAACTTCAGTCGCGCTAGTTCCACTCGTAGGTGCAACACGCAAAGCAGCTTTGTTGAATTCCGCAGAAGCGAGATTGTCGAATGCCTTTTTAGCATCGGTTTTTAATACCTTCCTAATTACTTCCGCCACAGGCTGCTCGGAAAGGTCATCCAATTTACCAGTCCACGGTACACTGTTGCCAGCTTCCGTTATGGTCATTGTGCCTTGAGCAATTGTGAAGGATGTTTCGGGAAGGGTGTTGGTTTCAACGAGTGTGGAACCCTGAGTCCCAACATCGCTGAACACGTTCCAATGGAATGTATCACCTCGATGCAAACCCTGATGGGCTGCATCTTTGACATCACAGAACTGTCTAAATTTGACAATAGGCTGTACTGCCATCCTCAACTGTCTGCTGAGGTTTAAGGCATACATATAACCACCGGAGGTGTTAACAGACCATACTTGTCCTGCCATTTTTACATCTCCTTGTTATTGTATTACTTGACCACGCACTCTTTTCATTTCCTCAATAATATCAGAAGCGGTTTCTGGAACCGGCTCTTCTTCACCAATTCGTGCAGAGGCGTTAGTCGCCCTCGGGTGTTGCACAATTTTTTTCTTGCGCTCTGCCCGTTCGTTTTTGTTTGGCGAAAGGAATTCTTTCGCCCATTGTCGCGTTGATTCAGCAGCTTCTTGCATAATCTGTTGTGGTGACCAATCCGGATTACTTTGGGTAAGGTCAATCGTTCGATTATCCGCGACAGCGCGTAACTCAGAATTTCCAGCAATATCTGGATATTCACTATCAAACCACTTAACAGCATCTTCAAGTGATTTCTGATAGGCATATTGCTGTTGCCTCTGCGTTTGCGCTTGCTGCTGCGCAAAAGCCTTTTGCATGGCTTGTTGTACGGCCTCATCAACATTTTGGGTAGCAGGTTGACTGCGCCCTTTATTTGTCAAAGCCTTAAACAATTCTGCGGCTTTATCCGCATCATCTTCATAAAGTGCTTCATGATATTTCTTGATTAAATCAGGAGAATCATCCGGTTGCTCTTGGTCCGGTTCTGCGTCTTTCGGTGGCAGTGTTTTTTGCTCGGCCTGTTGACCTTGCATTTGTTTAACATAGGCATTGAGTTGAGCCTCACGCTCCTGTACTCGTCTGCCATATTCTGCAGCTTCTTCAAAGCGCTTTTGAGACGCTTTGTCCTTCTGATGGGAAGATTTAAGATCATTAAAAGGTACTTTAATATCCTCTCCATCTATTTTTATAGTTGTGTACCAAGACTCATCTTCTTTCCATATAGGAGCCGAAACATCTTTTTTGGTCTCAACTTTTATCTCAGCGGGTACATCTTCTGTATCTATTTCTTCAGAAGAAACATCTTCATCAACCTCTTCATTGAACTCTTCATTACGTTTAACAACGAGTTCTTCAATCGCTTTTTGTCTAGGAGAAAGTTCTTCTTCTGAAAACTCTTCTTGAGCCTCCTCAGATTCATCTTTGTATCCTTGCTCTATTTCATTCTCTGCTGCATCCAATTGGGTAGCATCATCTTTAGCCATTTTACTTTTCCTTTATGTTTCTCCCGTGTCTCTATGTCTTGCAATTGATTCCGCATTCTCCCCATCGTTTAGAATCGCATCCAACCAATGGAGTAGCTTAAGCGGGGTAGCGAGATTGTTTGAGATTTTACGGTATTGTTGAAGTTCTTCTTCTGAAGAACCTACCCATTCCTGCATCGCCATTTTTTGCAGCGCTTCAATACCATCACGGTAATCTTGCGTAGCCCTGCTAATAAGTGACGATCCAGTAGGAGTTCTTATTAACTCTTCCGTGCTTCGCCCAATGCGAACACGTTTTATGAGTTCTTCTACATTTACATCTGTGGGGTCATAAAAATTCATGCTCATCCTACAGCAAACGGAATCTTATTAAATCTTCCCCTTGAAATTGTTCCGGCCTTTCCTGAAGCCCGTAGTTCTAGTTCTCTTTCGATTTCCTTATCATCCATTTCGCTCAAAAGAGCTTCTCTTTGTAGGAGCAACTCTCCTCGTTTCGTTACAGAGTCCTGATGCTTTATCTCAGCTTCTTGGATGTCTGTCTGTTGCCCTATCAATTCTTTTTGTATATCAGATTGCGCTCTGATCTTAGCTACTTCTTTATCTCCCTCAGACTTTACCTGCTCAATCTGCATTTTTCCTTGAGTCCTAACTTGGTCAGTCTCAATCTTCGTCTGAAGTTCTTGTAACTGCATCTGAAGCTGTTCAACTTCAGGACTCGTCTCTTCAAGAAGAATAAATCTAGAACCATCCTTATATCCCAACTGTCCAAATATTTCTTTAGAGAGTTCCGGGAGATTTATTTTCTCTGCTACACCGGGAAACTGAGCCAAAGCATTAACACCATTCAATAGGTTGCTTACCTTCCTTAACGGATCAGTTGCATTCATACCAACATTAACCTTTAATAAAACATCTTGTCTTAATAGTTCATCCATCATTCCATCTGTGTTAAATTTTAAAAAGGCTTCTGCTTGCTTGCCAGCAACAGCAAGAATAATTGGATCGGTTTCATAATATTGCTCAAGACGCAAAAGTTGTTTTAGGGTCTTCTCCACCCAAGTCTCGGCAAAAGTTCTCAAGGTATATTCCGCAATAGAACTACTATTACCAGCAAGAAGTTGCATACCTCCTACAGTCTCATTAAGGGTTCTAGCCCCTTGAACAGTAGAGGTGGAGAAGTTGCCTTGCAACTCATCAAAGTCCATATTAATACGATCCTGTTCTGCATAAGCTGATCCAGTAACATCCCTAGTTTCAACGATACGCACATCAGTATCAGGATCATCCATCTCAACCGCACCACCCGGAACAGACCTGAATAAAGCGTCTAAATCAATATTGCGATCTCTACGAATATGGTAGCGCTTATTCATAGCTAACTTGACATTATCAAACCTTTGGTTCCATATGTCATTAGCTGCAGACTGGAGTTCTTCAGTAAGTTCAACAGTTCCAGATGGATAAACCTTATGGGCTTCTAAATTAACACACCCCATCACATACGGACGCTCTCCATTTCTCAGCCAAGGATACATTTCCTTCAAAGGAATTGGCTCACTTAACAAGAAATCTGAACCCGCTGTGTAATAACAATAATCAGTTCCTTCTATTTTCACGATATTCTTGTGAACCCAAATTATCCAAAAGTCTT